ATAGTGCAACTCTGTATCTGTGATTTGGAACACCTGATGTATTGCCAAAACTTGAACATAGTCCTCCATCAAATGTTACTACGACACTACCTTTCTTCTTTGCATTTTCAACAAGCATATATCTTCTGCCTTTAGTGTGATGCTGTTGTCTATCGCCGCCGTACCCAAACATAACTCCTATAGGTGCTGTAATATTCATTTCACCATCTTGTGTTGGGCCTGTCATATGTTCGTTAACAATTTCAACTTTATCGCCAACTGCTTTTACACCTTCTGCAAAATCGTATAGTAATTTGTAAGAATCGCCCCGTCTACGATCTTTTACTGTTCTTCTAAAAATTTGTACTGTTAGATTTTTCATTAAATATATATATAATTATCAAAGGAAATACGTCATGAGAACATTAGCGGTTGTAACAACTTTCCCACCCAATAGATGGGAGGCTTACGGAAAAAGAATGATTGAAAGTTTTATCGACCATTGGCCTGATGATGTAAAATTATACGTATACTATGAAAAAGAATTGCCGCCAATTACAAATTCTAAAATTGAATATGTAAATCTAGAAGAAGTAAATCCAGACTTGTTGGCATTTAAAGAACGTCACAAAAACGATCCCGTGGCAAACGGAGAGTTAGAAGAAATAGAAGGTGGAGTTAGAAGACTCCCGGAAGCAGGAAAAAACGATAAAGGCAAGGGATCTTTTCTATGGGACGCAGTTAGATTTGCACATAAGACATTTGCAGTTGCTCATGCAATGAAAACAATAGATGTTGATGTTGTGTTATGGTTAGATGCTGATACCTATACATTTAGATCAATTCCAAAAAATTTTGTTTTAGATTTGTTGCCCGAAGACAAACTTGTAAATTATCTAGGACGTGGAGAAAAATACCCGGAATGCGGATGGGTAACCTACAATAGAAGACACCCTAAGATTACAGAATTTATAAATGTGTGGGTTGACTTATACAATAACGACACAATATTTAAACACCTCGAATGGCACGACTCTTATGTTTTTTGGCAAGTTGTAAAACAAGTTGCACCAACTGAGGGAGTTGATATCGGCAAAGGTGCCGGAGCCAAAGGACATCATATTTTTATTAATAGTGTACTTGGTGACTATGTTGATCACATGAAGGGTAAAAGAAAAGTTAAAGGAAAAAGTTCAGCAACTGATTTAAGATCTACACGCCAGGAAGACTACTGGAAAACTGTTGAGAATTATAATCCATTTGCAAAAAATGGTTTTGATCCTAAACAAGCAGAAGACATAATCAGTAAAGTGGCGAAAGGAACCCAAGGGAATTAATGAGAATTGCAGTATATCCAGACAATTCTAGTTTAAACGGTAAGCCTGTTTTTGCGGCACTTATCGAACATTTAAAAGCAAAAGGTGAAAAAGTTTTTATAAATGAAGATAAAAATTGCGACGTCGCTATTATTTGGTCTGTGCTTTGGCAAGGACGAATGGAAAAGAATAAAAAAATATGGGAACAGTTTAGAGGTACAGGAAGACCTGTTGTAGTTTTAGAAGTTGGTGGGTTGCGAAGAAACTCATCTTTTAAAATGGGTATAAACGGAATCAACAGAGAGGCAGATTTTGCTAATCAAACATACGATGACAAACGTTGGCCATTGTTTAATCATCAGTTTAGAGAATGGAAACAAACCGGTAATGTAATTGTGATATGCGGACAACATCATAACAGTCACCAGTGGAGAGAAAATCCAGGCCTAAAATCTTACTTTAAACATTGTATTGAAGAAATACGTAGGTACACAGACAAACCTATCATTATTAGACCACACCCACGAAATATTGTACACAATTTTCCGGAACACAAATACAAACACGTTAGAGTAAATTTACCTAAAAGAGATTGGGGAACTTACGATGATACCGATTTTAAAAAAATACTAAATTCAACTTGGGCAGTAGTAAACCATAGTTCTAATCCTGCCATGGAGGCAGTAATACATGGTATACCTGTTTTTGTATCTGAAAAAAGTTTATGTCATGATGTTGGTAATACAGACTTATCTGATATCATGCACCCGGCAATGCCGGCTAGACAAAACTGGGCAAATCAGTTATCATATACAGAATGGTTCACAGAAGAATTTAGAGAAGGAAAGCCATGGGCAAGAATAAGAGAAAGACTATTAGAAAAGTACATAAAAAGATAATAAAACCTATACACGTTAAGATTGATAAATTAATCACATTAGCAGAATTAGGTCTAGGAGTAGAACGACCTTTGAACAAAGAAAAGCGAGATTGGATTAACAAACTAACAAAACAATCAGAACCGTTGAACCCAATATTGGTTGCACCGATCAAGGACACAGGATACTATGTTTTATGTGATGGGTGGCACAGAGTACAGGCTACTAAAAAAATGAAAGAAGACAGCATTGACGCTCTTATTATTCCAATTAAGTCTGGATTAGGATTAGCAAAGGCGAATAAAATTTTAAGAGACATTGACCAAGAACAAAAATACAGCCTAGGGGTTAGTGGTTTGATAAACAACTGGGCATTTGATAAACTAATGGAGATAGAATGAAACAAGTATTTCATATAGGTAAAAGACCAGACCCCGACGCACCAATAACATGGACACCTTACGAAGGTGAGGAAATAATTGCACGTATGACAATACGTCAAGGTAAAAAGATCGAAGAACGTGAATGGGTGGAGGATAGAGTTAAAGCAGTTCCAAAGGGAAAGGCATACTGTATAGGTAATGGCCCGTCGAGAAAAGATAAACTAGATTTAAATTGGTTGCATAACAACGGACAAACTTACGGTTGTAATGCACTGTATAGGGATTTTACTCCAACGTATTTGTTTAGTGTTGATAGATTTATGTCTGAAAAAATTGTTAAAGACAAAGTATATGAGAAAACTACGTGCTATGCACCTGCAATTGAAATGTCTAGGTCAAAATATAAATTGAATTTAATTCCTCATAACCCTCATTGGATATCAGGTAACGCCGCTTTCTGGACTGCTACAATGCACGGACATAAAGACATATACCTAATAGGATATGACTTCAGAGAATACGGTAAAGGAGAACTGAATAACATTTACCAGGATACAGACAACTACGGAAAAAGAGATAGTGATGTAATTTTTGAGCCATGGTTACAACAGTACAAAAGTATTTGCAAAAGAAGAAATGATTGTAACTTTACTATTGTCCATGACAACCCACCAGATTACATAGGCACAATACCTTTTCCAAATCATCGTGTTATGTCTTATGCTAACTTTATCGAGAAAGTTCTAGACCCAAATAGTTAAGTCTGTTTTTAAAACTATAAAATAGTTTATTGTGATTGCCTGTGTTGTTACGTAATTTCATTTGATACAAATGTATCATTTCGTGTACTAACGTTTCTAAAAATACTTTTTTAGTAGGATATTTAGGCAACATTTCTAAAGTGTAGTGACATTGTTTTGTTTTATAAACTGTATAAACAACCTGCCCAAATGCTCCGTTTATTCTTTTAATTTTTATATCATCAAACTTTGGTAATTTATTATCAAAAATAGCACTGTTGTAGTGATCGTACCAACTAGTAATACAATGCATATTGGTATTGAATTCTGTTTGGGCACTAGGTCTCTGTAACACTTTTTCCAAATGTCTTTTAAATTTTAATGTTTTTCTTCTTTTATTCATGTTTATGCGGTTGACCTTTTTACCATGTATGTTATAATCGTGTTAATAACTGTATTTAACAGGATTTACCACTATGTTATCAACTCAGAAAATGCCCCAAACCGTTCAAGAATGCATAGAAATATTAGCATATAACGAACATTTCTGGGAAGGATTCCAGGCTCATGAAAAAGATCGCAAAACAATAGGCTCACTTGCTGACACTCAATATCCATGGACAGAGAAACAAGCCATGCTAGGTTTGAGGATAATCAAGCGATATAAAACACTATTTGAAAAATATAAAATCAACATCGACGACTTATGTAATGATCCTCAATGGAGAGATCCTTTTAGAAAAATTGATTATGCTAAAGTTTTAGAAAAATTTACAAACGAAAATAACGAGGAGCAGTTAGAAATAAGATTTCCTTATTCAGAAAAAATGATTGGGTTGATACGTTGTCTTAAAGATAAACGAGGATTGCCTGTAGGATATTTTAAGTACGACGGCGAAACAAAGAAATGGACTGCAAAATATTCAGATGTTGTTGCTTATTACATGACATTGATTGGAACAAGATACGATTTTGAATTTGCAGATAAAACAATGTTTGAAGACTTTGATGAGATACGTAAAGAGAAAAAAAACTTTAAACACATGAAAGTTAATGTAGGCAAAAAAAATCTAGGAGTAGACAATGCTCCTGAATCGTTAGCAGAATATTGGAAAAGCAATATTGTAACAAAACCGTTACTGCAACAAGTTGATAGTTTAAAAACATTTGGATTGTCTATTCCAATTGGCACCGATAAGGTAACATCACTTGCTGAAAAAATTGCAGTCACTACTACAAAAGAAGTTCATGTAAGTCCAGAAAAATGGAACAAAACTCAAGTACTATCTGCTTGTGAAGAGTTAAATTTATTTCCTATAATTTGTCCAGTATCTGATGTTGCCAGTATAGAAGATATACAAGAATTAACTAATTGGTTTTTTGCATTTACAGAGCAAGGAATCACTGACAAACAAGTTGCATGGGGTTTTGATCTTGCAAAATATCCGCTGAACGATCCTCAAGACAATAATTTAACTAACGACAATATGGATAGTTTTGATGATCCATATTCACATCTATATACAAAAGAAATGACAAACACACAAAAGAAAAATCTATATAACGAATTTAAAACATTAACTAAACGATCAGAAAAAAATAAATTTATTGGTAAAGATACTAAAATTATTTTTATTAGAAACAAAATACCCCGAACACTACTAAAGTCTGGAGTAAGGCCTACAACAACTTTAAGTTTTATTAGTAACTCATATGCGCCTTATGGAGAAACTGTAAGGAAATGGCTTGATAATATTCAAAAAAGATTGTATTATAGTACATATACAAATTATGGAAGTGCTATAGATAAAATATGAGTTCATGCAAACTGGTAATAAAAGACGAAGTAAATGTCAAGTTTGAAAATTTAGACTTGAAATGGAGGCAACGTCTGCACCAAAAATTTAAATATCAAATACCTTATGCGTTTCATCTACCTGCTGTTAAGTTAGGAAGATGGGATGGTAAAATTGCATTTTTTGGATTGGGTGGTACAACATATCTTAGTCTAGTTGAGCAAATTTTACCTATATTAGAAGACGGTGGTGTGTATGTTGATTTTAAAGATGAACGAGAACAACACGACTATGAATTCAAATCTATAGATAAAAATTATCTATCTAATATTAAATGGCCTGCAAGTCATCCTCAAGCAGGACAACCAATTGAATTACGAGATTATCAAGTGGACACTATAAACAAATTTATAGAAAATCCACAATGCATACAAGAGATTGCCACCGGTGCAGGAAAGACTATAATCACTGCGGCACTATGCCAGTTGGTTGAACCTTATGGACGTACACTAACAATAGTTCCAAACAAAAGTCTAGTAACACAAACCGAAGAAGACTTCATTACTTGCAATCTAGACACAGGTGTATATTACGGTGACCGTAAAGAGGTTGGTAGATACAATACAATAGCAACATGGCAAAGTTTAAATGTATTAGAGAAGAGAGCAAAAAACGAACACAGCACTGAGTTCAAAGAATTTGTTGATGGTATTAACACAATTATAATTGATGAAGTACACATGGCGAAAGCGGATGTGCTTAAAAGATTACTCACTGGACCATTTGCACATTGTGGTATACGTTGGGGACTAACAGGTACAGTTCCAAAAGCAGAGTATGAATTTATGGGTATCAAAGTATCCATTGGTGATGTTATTAATAAGTTACCTGCTAAAGAACTACAAGACAAAGGTGTACTTGCAAACTGTCATGTTAATGTTTTGCAAACACAAGATTTAAAAGAGTTTAAAAACTATCCAGAAGAATTAAAATGGCTAACTACGGACAGCGATAGAATGTCGTGGGTGGCACAAACTATAAAAGATATTTCATCATCGGGTAATACATTAATATTAGTTGATAGAATATCGGCAGGTGAAATATTGCAAAAGAAAATAAAAGATTCTGTGTTCATATCGGGATCAACTAAAAACACAGAAAGGAAAGAACACTACGATGAAGTGTCTACAGCAGAAAGTAAAATCATTATTGCAACATATGGGGTCGCATCCGTTGGAATTAATATTCCTAGGATATTCAATCTTGTTCTTATTGAACCTGGTAAATCATTCGTAAGGGTTATACAAAGCATAGGGCGAGGTATTCGTAAAGCAAAAGATAAAGATAAAGTACAAATATGGGATATCACTAGTTCTTGTAAATTTGCAAAAAGACACTTAACGCAAAGAAAAAAGTTTTACAAAGAGGCCAATTATCCGTATAATATAGAAAAGATAGATATATGAAAATTTTACAATTAGAAAATCAAACTTATACATTAGAAAAAATACCGGAGTACGTGGACGATCAATTAAGATTTGCTGTGTTAGATAATTCAAATCCGGTTGAACCTGATTACTTCTTTATACCGCTTATATTTTTAGAAAGTTTTAATGCACCAGCGGCTGTACTTGAAATAGGTAAACACAAAATCAAGATGCCATTGGATTGGAAAATGGTAGTAGGTGAAGCAGAGCAAGGTGAACTACACGTATTGCCTATAACAAGTTTAAACGATAGAGGCTTTGAAGCATTTACATTTAATCCTTTAACAAGTGCTAAACCAGACTTTTACCCGATAGACATTGTAGATATCTATCAAGAAGTAAAATGGTACTTTCCAAAAATTAAATCTGGACAAATACTTTGTGTTCCGTTAGAAACTAAAAAGAATCCTGTATGTGCCTATTTTGTTAAAGACATTTCAAGACAATGTGAACAAATAGATTACAGTGAAGTATGGTAAAACCCAAAGGACAATCGGTTACAATACCAGCACCGGTGTTAATGATCCCAGACGGAAATGATAAACCAGTGCCTGTGTGGACGGATAAAGGTGAATGGATACAAAATTTAATTAAACAATTACATTACTCAAAATGGCCTTATAAAAATATAAAGTATGGCGAAGGGCAACTTACCATTAGATTTATGGACAAGGATCATGCTATAATGTTTTGTTTAAGTTATGAAGGAAAAGAATATGAAACCCAAACGTAAGTTCTTTGAATTAAGAAACGGATTGAAGGCCGTTGATTTTAGAAATAAGGATTATTATGATCGTATCGACGACCACGAAAAGTCTTTGTACTCGCCTTATATGTTGATGAGATATGTGTCTAGTGTATCATCAAAAGATCAATTTTACGTAGAACATTATGTAGAGATGACTAACGAATGTGTTAATAAACATTTGTTTACTTTATCTAGTAAGCATAAAAAATTATGCTGGATATTAACTGCTATGTGTGGAGCATTAAAACAAGAATTTCATCCATGGATAAAACCAATGAAACGAGTACCTAATAAATCATTAAAGCAACTACAACAAATATATCCTAACTGGAAAGAATCAGATTTAGAAACATTAGACAAAATTATTACTGACCGAGAGTTAGAGGAATTGTTAGATGCCCACGGAATCAATTAAATTCACTTGCACATATTGTGGCAAGGCGTTTTCACGTGAAAGAACATTACACGTTCATATGTGTGAACCTAAAAGACGACATTTACAAAAACATGAAAAATGGGTTCAAAATGCTTTCATGGTATTCCAAAGATTTTATGAAGTTAATCAAAAAAATGCAAAAACTAGAACCTATGATGACTTTTGCTCATCACCTTACTATAATGCATTTGTAAAGTTTGGCAGATTCATGATGCATATAAATCCATTGTATCCAGACAAATACATAGACTACATTGTGTTATCTAGGATAAAACTTGATCATTGGTCACGTGAAGATTTATACGAAACGTATCTTGTTGAAACACTAAAAGTTGAACCTGTTGAAGCGGCACTACAAAGAACAATTACTACAATGATGGATTGGGCAGATACACAAAACGTTCAATGGTCTGATTACTTTAGACTTGTAAACACAAACAGAGCAGTACAAAACATACAGTCAGGCAAACTATCACCGTGGCTAGTACTAGGTTGCTCTGCAGGTAAAAAAATGTTACAATCGTTTACAGACGAACAATTACAGATGACACAAAAATTTATTAATCCAGAATATTGGTCAAGCAAATTTAAAAGTTATCCAGCAGACTTATTGTTTGTCCAAGAAACAGCCAAAGGAGCAAGAATTGAGTAAAGTTAAAGTTGAGATAGCAGAAGAATTAGATTTTGATATAGGAGATTGTTGTATCATTATTAAACCAAACGGATCTATTGGGAAACTAATATTACCTGAAGTGAACAGTGATACCGTACAATCCAAGGGTTACAAAAAAATGCTCGAAGTAGTAGACTTATTGAAACCCGGTAGCGGAAAAGCAATTGATGAATATGAACATAAACAAAAAAGGAATTTACATTAATGCCTGATGTAGATATTGATTTTTACGATAGACAGGGAGTACTTGACTTGTTCAAACATACTCCAGCAACTATTATTAAAAACGAAGTACACGAAAGACACAAGACTGGAATATATTTTCATGACATTCCTATTAATCCAAATACAAAAGGTTCAAGTTTAGATTATAAGAAAGCAGAAAGTAGAGGCTACTTTAAAATTGATGTATTAAATGTTAATATCTATAAAGATATAAAATCCGAAAGAGAACTTGTTGAACTAATGATAGAAGAACCGGATTGGGATATATTAAAAAACGTAACTGTTGTTGATAATTTGTTTCACTTAAATGGACATTTTAATCTCGTAAACAAGTTAGAACCTAAAAATGTAGAACAACTTGCGGCTGTATTAGCAATTATACGTCCGGCCAAGAGACACTTGATGCACAAGTACTGGAAAGATATTTTAAACGAAGTATGGACTAAACCCGCTGACGGATCATACTTTTTTAAAAAATCCCATGCTATTGCATATGCTCATGCCATTGTAGTACAGATGAATTTGATGCGTAGGAATAAATATAGTTTTGATGCACAATCAGAAAAAGAAAAAAAGAATCCTTAAGAAACGCAATAAAAAATCAACTCCATCTAAAAAAGAACCATATGGCTATCAGCCAGATAATCCTTTAACGATATATTTTAAAAAGTTGATTGAGAAGCAAGACGATTAAGTAGGCTTACGCATTAACTGAATAGTTCTTCGCTTTATTCGTTTCTTTGCAATATCGGCCAAACGTACTGTTGGTCCGTGTACTATCTTAACATCCTTACCACTTAATGTAGTCAATGAATATTTGAAATGCTTAAAATCTTTCTTAAGAAATATGTTGATTGGTAATCTTCTGTTGGACTCCCACCACCAAGTTTCCCCTAGAGTTAAGAATAATTCTTTTTCTCTGTCTGATGCTACCTTATCGTAGTCATACACACTTATAACATTGGTGTCTTGGTTTTGTACAATACCTATATACTCAAAATCACCTTTTTGTACCAGGGTTAAGAATGGGTATTTTTTTCCTAATTTTTCAAATATCTCGTTCATTCACTTTCCAATAAATACTGTTAAATATGTACTATGCAAACAGTCTCAAGGTATTTAATAACCAATTTGGTAACTGCCACAATAAGTGGCTATAATGGAAGGAACGCAAAAGTGTACGATCGTAGATTAAAAGTATTTAAAGGAGTGTCTAATCCTATTACTTTTACATTTAAAAACGAAGATCAAAAAGCACAATTTGTTACTTCTAAAACCTATGAATTTAATTTAATTGATTCAGAAAGTAACAAGTCTGTATTAACTAGAAACCTAACAATTCTAGATGATGGTAGTACAGTAGCAACAAAAGGACAAGCATCAGTGACAATCTCCGATGGTGATTTAATTTCATTAGATGCTAAATTTTACAACTATTCAATTAGAGAAGTTAAATCAGACAACACCAGAGAAGTAACTTATAGCGATACAGGATATAATTCTGCTGGAACTATTGAAGTATTAAGTGGTGCATACCCAGAGTTTGTAAAAAGCATTGAACCTGTATTTGTTGATATGTCTGGTGCAACATCAAGAAGAACTTCGGGAAATCTATTTGCAAGACCTGGACAAAATAATAATTCAGCACTTCATACTGTGGCGGCATATTGGTCAGGATACACTGGTAATTTTAAAATACAAGGCACACTATCAGCATCACCAGATGCAACGGATTGGTATACAATACAAAATGTAGACTTTTCTAATCAAACCGGTATTACCTACTACAACTTCACTGGCGTTTGGGAAAACGTTAGATTCACACACGACAGAACATCTGGTAATAACGGCTCACTTGACAAATTGTTATATAGACTATAAAATATAGTTTATGAACCTGATACAATCTACTATTCTGACATCCTTACCTGCGGGTAAGAAAAAAACTCCATCTGGATGGATTGCCTTTAATAGTCCTTGTTGCGTATACAATGGAGAAAGTCAAGACAGAAAAAAACGTGGTGGTATAATGAATAGTCCTGATGGAACTATATCATATCATTGTTTCAACTGTGGATTTAAAACTTCTTATATTCCTGGCAGAAAAATTTCTTTAAAAACTAAAAAATGGATGTCGTGGTTAGGCATTGATGATAATACAATTAAAAAACTCGTAATAGAAGCGATGCGTTTAGAAGAAAGCGATAACATTGTTGAAAAGAAAAAGTTTGTTTCGTTTGTTAAAAAAACATTGCCAAAGAATGCACACAATCTTGCAGTATGGTTAGAAAAATATTTAAAGAAAGACTTAACAGACAAACAACACAATTACATTGACTTGTTATTAAACTATCTAAAAGTAAGAGGCATTGGTCCTGAATGGTACGACTTTATGTACTCTCCAGACATGACTTTTGATTTCAATAGAAGATTGATAATACCGTTCTACTGGAAAGGCGATATAGTAGGATACACTGGAAGATTATTTGACGACTCGGACAAAGTAAAATATTACACAGAAGTACAACCAGGTTATGTGTTTAATTTAGATGCACAAGACTGGAGTAGAAAATTCGTTATTGTAACAGAAGGACCATTTGATGCTATATCCGTTTCTGGTGTCAGCATACTAGGGTCAGAGATAAATGATACACAAAGAGAGTTGATAGATGCATTGGGTCGTAAGGTAATTGTAGTACCTGATAGAGATGCACCAGGAGAAAAATTAATTAACCAAGCAATGGATTTTCGTTGGAGTGTTGCTTTTCCAGAATGGGAAGAAGGAGTTGACGATGTTGCCGATGCTGTGTTAAAATACGGAAGACTGTTTACAATGCAATCAATATTAAAATCAACAGAGTCTAATAGACTTAAAATAGATTTAAAGAGAAAGATATATGGCAGATTATAAAGAACAACATTCGCAGGCTAAGAACTATTCGTTTGATGTTCAAAAGTTATATTTAGAAATGTTTTTAGCAGATGCTGAATCATTTGCTAGAGCAAGTAATATATTTTTACCACAACACTTTGAACGAAAATTACAACCTGTTGCAAAGTTTATCAAGGACTATGTAGAAGAATACAAAGTGATGCCTGAAGTTGATCAGGTCAATGCTAGTCAAGATATTAAATTAAAAGGTGCAAAAGATTTAGATCCATCTCATTTTAACTGGTTGTTAGATGAATTTGAAATATTTTCTAGACACAAAGCACTTGAAAGTGCAATACTCTCATCTGCAGACTTATTAGAAAAAGGAGATTATGCTCCTGTAGAAGATATGGTCAAAGCGGCAGTGAACGTAGGACTAACACGTGATCTAGGTACAGACTACTTTGAAGATCCAAAAGGTAGACTAGAACTTTTAAAAAATTCAAATGGTCAAGTCAGTACTGGGTGGGCAAATCTCGATAAGAAACTGTTTGGTGGATTTAACCGAGGAGAACTAAACATTTTTGCAGGTGGATCAGGAGCAGGTAAGAGTTTGTTCTTGCAGAATCTTGCAGTTAATTGGGCACTCGCTGGCTTGAACACAGTTTACATATCTTTTGAATTATCTGAAACACTTGCGGCAATGAGAATAGATGCAATGACAACTAACATTCCAACAAAAAATGTAATGAAGTCCATGGACGATGTTGAAATGAAAGTTAAGATGCTAAAGAAAAAATCTGGTAACTTACAATTAAAATACTTGCCAAGTGGTAGTACAATACTAGATATAAAAACTTATATCAAAGAATTAGAATTAAAATCAAAAAAGAAAGTTGATTGTATACTAATTGATTATCTTGATCTAATGATGCCTAAGAGTAAAAGAATATCACCAGCAGACTTGTTTATTAAAGACAAGTATGTGTCAGAAGAATTAAGAAATTTTGCAGTTGAATCACAAATGCTACTTGCAACAGCGTCACAATTGAACAGAGCAAGTGTTGAAGAAATAGAATTTGATCATTCTCATATCTCAGGTGGCTTATCTAAAATACAGACAGCAGATAATGTAATAGGTATATTCACAAGTAGAGCCATGAGAGAACGTGGCAGATATCAAATACAGTTCATGAAAACTAGATCTAGTTCTGGTGTAGGACAAAAAGTTGATTTAGAATTTGACATAGATACGTTAAGAATCAGAAGTTTAGATGAGGAAGAACAAAGCAGTTATGTTACAAAACAAACTGGACAAGTGTTTGATCAACTTAAACAAAAGTCCAAAGTAACACCTGCAACTCCAAAAGATGCTAGGACAGATATAGATCCTAGACAAGGCCAAGACGCTGGCAAAGTAAAAGCAGAAGTTCAAGGTACAAAACTAAGACAACTGCTTAACGAACTCCATTCAGACGAAGAGCAATAAGCCGTAGGCGTACCGCGTTTTTTTTAGTATACTAGTTGCGTAAATTTTTAGAAAGCGAAAGCGTCTTTTTGCGTAAAATGGTTTATGAATTTGACGGTATGCGAGTGTTATAGCGGCAATAGAATACCTAGCAACATAGTTTAAATACATTCTGGCGCGGAGATTAACACAGACAATTCGCGCCATTCCCTAACTTAAATATATAAAATGAGTAACAATTATAACGAACAGCCTCCAAAAATTACACGCATACAATGGTTATTTGCAAACGTCTGTAACTATGATTGTTCTTATTGTCCAAAAATTTTACACTCTAGTCGAGTGAAGTTTCCTGATGAGAAGATACTAACTGATGCTATACAGTACACAGTTTCATCTTTGAGAATGCTTGATAGAGAACCTGCGTTTGAATTTGTAGGCGGAGAACCCACACTCAATCCTGGATTGTTGGCCATGTGTCAACGAATGGGCAATCAACAACTCAAAAACAAATTGACCACTAACGGATCTGCAGATATAAAATGGTATGAAGAACACTATCATTATTTTTCTACAATTGAAATCAGTTATCATATCGGGTGGGCAGACCAACAGCACATCGAAGAATTAGTTGACTTCTTGGTGGCCCAGGAAGACTACGACGGCAATAAAAAAGTACAAGTGAGAATAATGATTCATTGTACCAACGAAGATGATAAATGGGCAAATGCTATCAGTGTGTATCAACAATTCAAAGCAAAAGGGTATCCTGTGGAACTTAAACTTTTGTATTCAAACTTTACTAAAGGATTTCAATATCTTCCTTATAAAACATATCAACTGGATTATTATTTCAAAGAGCGAGGAGAAGAATGGGATCCGGAACAGACAATGTACTTGGGAAATTTAAAATACGACGGAGTTTCGAGAGCCAGACACGACATAACAAAAGAAGATGTAGACAAAATAAACAAAGACAAACCAATAAAACAAAACTGGAACTTCCAGGGTTATAGATGTAACGCAGGCAAAGATCAGTTCGTGATTGATCAAAAAGGCAAAGTTTGGAGAGGTTGGTGTGGAGAAGACAAAAGTTTAGGAAATGTTTTATACAGGAATGTTTCTTGGCAGAACGATGCGTGGAAATGCACAAAACCTGTGTGCCGGAATGGCTTCGACCAACTGGCGGCCAAGTTTAAATAGTTGACACTAACCAAACAATAAATTATAATGAAGACATGGCAAAAGAAACAGTAACAGAAGTAATTCACTTAACAGACAATTTATTTTCATTCAAGACTACCAGAGATCCTGGATTTAGGTTTGAAGCAGGACAGTTCACAATGATTGGCCTTGACGGGACACCTAAACGTGCATACTCCATGGTGAGTGGACCTTACGATGAATACTTGGAGTTTTTATCTATTGTAGTTGAAGACGGACCATTGACATCAGAACTGGTCAAAATTAAAGTTGGCGATACAGTCAACGTTGGAAAAAAAGCAGTAGGTACATTGATAACTGATTCATTAACAAAGGGAAAAAATCTTTGGTTGATTGGAACAGGAACCGGTATTGCGCCTTTTGTTAGCATCTGCCGTGATCCAAAAACATATGTTAAGTTTGAAAACGTGATTGTGTGTCATACTGTGAGAACAAAAAAAGAACTTGCATACTACGATTACTTCTTTAATCTGACAATGAAAAACATGATACAATATTTTCCAACAGTCACTAGAGATACCGAATGGGTCAACCAAGGCAGGATCACCAACCTGATCAAAGATCAAAGTGTTTTCCAAAATTTAGAATTACCTGTGTGGACGCATCAGAGCGATGCTGTCATGCTGTGTGGTTCCACAGACTTTAATAAAGAGATGATGGAATACCTAGACCAAGGTGGATGGACCGTTGGCACACTCGGAGAGCCTGCTACCTACGTTTACGAAAAAGCATTTGTAGGATAGGTTAAATACTGACGTATGTCAGATATCAACAGAAGAGATACCGAATGGGTCAACCAAGGCAGGTACAATCCGCAAAAATTTAGAGGAGATGCTTCCAAGACTTATTGTGCGGCTTTTTACAAGCACACAAACGTTCGTCATGACGGAAATGCATATGCTTGTTGCCGTGGGGAGAAGCCTGTCGCAAAAGTAGAAGGTGATTTATCTTCGTTGCTTCATACAAACGAGTATCAAAATTTAAGAAAAAAGACAGAACGAGGAATTAAATTAAGTGGTTGTTCAAAATGCTATCTAGAAGAAGAGCATGGTAAATTTAGTATGCGTCAGCGACTCAATAAAAATTTTGGTACTGACAAAGAAGTTAAACTTGAATGGTTAGAAATGAATGCAAACAACATTTGTAATTTAACTTGTATCATGTGTTGGGGTGAATTTAGTAGTGCCATCTGGGCAAAAAATAATCCTGACCGACCACCCAAAGAAGGAACCCAGGCATTGAAAAGTATTCTAAAGATACCCGGAACTGTTAAGAAGATTAGATTCCTGGGAGGAGAACCGTTCATGACAAACACTCATAGAAAACTTTTACAAACAATGAAAGACGCAGATCTTAGAAATTTATATCTTGAATACACAACCAATGGTCAATTTATGCTTACTCCGGATGACCATGCACTGCTGTCTAGAGCCAAGCACGTGATAATTGATGTAAGTGTTGATGCGTTTGGTGGATTGAACTCTATTGTGAGAGAGGGTGCCGATTGGGAAAAAATAGATATGTTCGTTGACGATATCATGGAGAACACAAATTACAAAATTGGCATATACACCACCTTACACAACAAAGGATGGAAGAATCTTGATAAACTTGCAAAATGGGTGC